TTTAGTACAGCGCCACCGTTTGTAAGTATGTCCGATCCAAAAATAACGTTTGTAGCTTCATCATCCGTTGTTGGAATTGCAACACCACTTACACCATTACCAAAAATAACATCACCAGATGCATTTCTTGACAATGCAATTCTACCAGTTCTTGATAACTGACTTAATACATCTTTAGCTCTATCACCAAACAAAGTATCAGCAGATTCCCACATCTGTGCATTGTTTTGTTTCAGTGAGATTGGAAAGATAGTTCCATCAGCCTTGACCAAGTTTACATCAGATTTGGCTCTACCTGCGGTCTGAGTTCCAACTGAGTCTGCACGAATTACATCATTGACAACAACAGACTTGGATCCACTGACCATTACAATACTGATACTTTCATTTGTTCCAGTTCCACGAACAAGATGAGAGTTGATGCAGTTGATTAGGTTATTTTCGTTTCCAAGACCAGCTGATCCACCACCTTGTCTACTGGCGGGTGCAGTATAAACAAGAAAGTTTCCAACCTGTACCACTCCAAGACTAGAAACTTGATTCCCACCAGTTGTTCTACTACCTCTGTTCACTACTGGAGTTCGGTAGTCTGGATTGTATGTGGCACCATCTTCAAAGAAAAGAGATTCTATAGCTCGTAAAATCGCAACACGATCTCCATCTGCAAGAACACATACTCTAGTTCTAGTTCTGTCTTTGAATCGCGTGTATCCTGCTGTCCTAAGACGCGATTCAATTTCGGTTGTACTAGTTACAGCCATGAAAAAAGGAGGGTCTTAGCCCTCCTATTTATTTTGTAAGTAATCCTTCTCTTCTTGATAAGGAATATACTTACCAGTTTTGAGTTCCCATGCATGAATGAGATCTGGAATCAACCACTGGTC